CCCAAAGAATCCATGAAAGCAGCAATAGCGCCGAGCATGTTTTTACCGAAGTTCTTGCCAGCTTCTTTTTCGCCTGTTGCTAGATCGCCAAGGAACTGACCAAACGACGCGGCTGCATCTGCTTGCAACGTAGCGAAAGCAGAGTTTAAAGCCTGCGTTGCTTTTTGTATGTCTTTGGCCGCTTCGCTATAGCTTACGGGATTTATTTTTACGTCTAAATATACGGGCGTGTTTGCCGTTCCTGCTTGTAGATTTGCCGCTGTTAATAATTTAGCATCTTCAATGGCTTTCTTTTTTGCTTTTTCTCCAGCTTCGTATCTTTTCTTTTCTAACCATTCTACAAAACTAGCTTCTGCCTTTGCAGTTTCTTCGGCGCTCTTGGCTATTTCTTCATTTTCTTTTTTGGTTTCATCTGCGCCTTTTTTTCTTTCTGCTCTTATTTGTTGGGCAGCCTCTATTTGAATATCTAAACCTTTTAAAGTTAATTCATCTTGTGCAAGTTGTAGTTTTTCTGCTAATTCAGCATATAGCTCCGACTCAACGCCTACGTCTTCTTGCATAGACTTGTAGGCTGCAATTCTTTTATTTAAATAAGCTTCTTCAATTTTTAAAATATCAGCTTGGCTTTTGCCTGCAAGTTGCGCCTCTTTCTTTGCGATTTCTTCGCGTTGTTTTAAACGGCTTTCTACAAACTTAACAGCTCGAGAATTGCTTTTTGCTAATTCATCGGCATATTTTTTTTGTGCCTCTTCTGCTTTTTCTGCTGCGTCTGCATTGTCTTCTAATGCGCTAGCGATTAAAGACAGCCCGACAATAATAGCACCTACTCCAGTGGCGACCAAAGCGGCGGCATAAGCACGAGCGGCAACTGTGGCCTGCCCTAAAACGAATGTTTGTATTCTCGTGGCTGCGGTTTGCAATCCAACCATAAAAGCGCTTTCTGCTTGTAGGGCGTTTTGAATTGCTTGCACTCCATTAACTAAAGCAATGGCACCTTGCAGTTTTGCCATTGTCTGCTGTAGCTCTTTGTCTTCAACTCCGAGCAAAGCGGTCGCACCTTGTACCGCACTAAACGCCCCTGCAATAGCTTGCACCCCACCTAGCACAGCATCGAGCCTTCTAGTGTCACTGGCAAAATATCCAACCTCAGCTCGTGCATCGCCAATAGAATCCTTAATTCTACCTGCTTGCTGTATAATTTGATTAGCAACCCCGGCAAACTCAGGACCCAAAGCCCTGGCCTCCATGGCTAGGTTTGTCAACTGCCGAACAGTTCCCGCTGTTGGGTTTTTGGTGGCAATAGACGCAAGCCTATCCTGTATGCTTTTGGCGGTTTCTGCGGCCGCCTCGCTCATCTTCTTGCCGCTCGACTGAACTACACTGACGGCATCGTTAAAACCTTTCTGCAGTTTCTCAATGTCTGCGCCGATTACTATGTTTAAAGACCTTGCCATTATCTAGTATAGTTAATTATAAAGTCCTGAGAAATTTGATAGATGCCAGCAAAGCCCGCTTCGTCGTCGGTTAATTGCACCTCGCTATCAAATTCAATCGTTTGGCATTTAACTGTATTAAATATGCCCGGCAATGTTGCCGCCTCAAATGCATCCCTTACCTTTTCCGCTACAGCTGTGGCGCTTGCAAACGTGGTGCCAAAACTATTAACCTGCACCCGGGCAAAATCTGTACGGCTGTGGCTTGTATTGGTAGGCGATGCAATAACGCTGACAAGGTTGTAACTGATCGCAGGAAATGCAGACTCTTGCGGAATGCGAAGGGGGTTGATCCTGCTGCTAACTAACGCCGTGAGCGCTGAGTAATTGCTGAGGATGTTGTAGGCTATTTTAATGGGGGCGCTCATGCTATCGCGTCTGGTGTAAGTTTATCAAAGACATGCGAATATAACTTAACTGCCTCCTCTATACTAATATAGTCGCGCTCCTCCCAAGGAAAAGTTAACAAGCGTTTCGGCTCGATGGGCTTTTTTAGGTGTGGTGCCATGGTTGTGGCAACGGCCCAGCGTGTAATTTCCCACTGATTGCGATAGGCTTGCGTCTGCGCCTCACGCATTCCCTCAAGTTTTAAGCGCCAATAACGCGGGGTGCATTTCCAAAATTGCGCCTCGGTCAAACCTAACTCCCCATAACTGATGCGCTCAACTTTACGCCAAGTTAACGGTGCGCTGTCGCCCTTGGCTTTTACTTTCCCTCGGGTTCGTCGGTTGCAAAAAAGTCTGTAACGGCTTGTGTAAAAGCGTCAAGTGCTGGCGATAGTTCGCTAAACTTTGTAATTGCTGCGCCTAGTTTTTGAACAGATGCGAATGGTGTCTTTTCGCCCTGGGCTTCGTAGCCCTCAACGATTCCGTAAAATGCGCAGGCTAGCGCAAAGTCCATAGATTTAGCCAGGTCCTTTTGCATGTTTAGATCTGCAAAGGATTCCATGCCTGCAAGCTGCATCACATTGCGCAGCGAATTCATGTTAAACAAAAGGGGATGCTGAACACCCCCTATTTTAATTTCTGTGCTCATGGCACAAATATAGTAAAACAATTATTAAACTGTGCCAACAGTCAAAGCGCCAGTGCCCTGCAATGTGCCGGTGAAAGTTGCTTTGTCGTTATTGGGTGCGCTCAATGACAAGCTGCTAAAGAAAGCAGCGCCAGTTAATTTTTGGTCGCCGCTGCTGTTGGTTGTCATTACAACAGTTACAGAAGTGCCAGCCAACAAGTCAGTCAAAAGGTCTTTGTAAGAAAGTCCGCTAGCGCTTACGCTTGCATCTTCTTCAAAGATACCTTCGACGTTCAACGTGTAGCCATACTCGCCAGCGATAAACTCTTTAGCGCCTGCGCTGTCTTTGTTAGTTACATCGATCATGTCTTTTGAAATGTCGATGCTGTGAGAAGTCGCGTTAGCGATTTTAGTCAATGTGCCGCTGACATCCTTATAGATGCTTATCAGCGTGCCGTTTACTGGTCCTGAGATTGCCATGGTTATTTGTATATTAAGTTATTTTTCTTTGCTAGGTCGGCTAGGATTCCATCCACGCCTTTTAAAATTTCTTCAGTTACTGCGTTTGCGTTTTGATCTAATGCCGGGCGCATGAATGGATGAGCCGATTTACTAATTACCCCGGTATGACGGCCATTTGTTTGGAATCGTTCAGCGGTACCAAATTCAAACATTACCCCAAGATATGCGTGGTGGTATTCACGACGCAAACCAATGAGCGCTTTGTCTAAGTTAGTGCTGTCCTTGCTTGTAATGAATCCAATAGAATCGCGAAGGTCGCCCGTGTTAACGGGTGCCAAAGTGCGGGCTGTGTTAATAATGCGCTGGCTGCTTTGGCGAATAACTTTCTGCAGCTTAGGGGTTTTTATATTTTTACCCATAGCCTGCAAGGAATTAATTACCTCAGCCATTCCAGTTATATTAGTTTCAGCCATTACAGTGTTACCTCAGTTTGTAGTTTCAAATATAAATTGCGCTGTAGGTTGGCAATGTTAACAATGTTGTGGGCTATGCCGTCCTCTACTACTCTATGCTTAACGCTTACGCTACCATTGTAGCGAATAGTATAATTTACTATTTGCTTATGCTCTCTGCGGTCGGCGTTCACGTTTTCGTTACCGCTTTCGGCTTCTACACGCTGCGCCCAGGCGGTTGCGTATTCGGTCCACGTTTGCAGTTTCTCCCCGGTGTTTGCGTCTGTTGTTTCGGTGTAGCTTTGCAAGCTCACCAGCACATCCATTAACCCTGCATTCATTAGATCATGATTTGGATTTTGTACGGGTCCAAAAGGTAGTGGAAACCTAAACTCATTTCTGTTTGAATGGTTCCTGTTACAATGGCCTGTCTATTATCGTAGTATTGAGCCACTAACAAAAGAGCCGCATGCTTAATAGTTGCAGGGAAAATTGTATCGGGGTCAACTGATGCTGTGCCCACTGGGTTAAACCCCTCTGTGATCTCAACAATGTACTTAATTGTATCGTCCGTAATAGAGCTTGGCGCATCTTCAAAGAAGATATTGCGGCTATAGCTGCCCATTGGATCAGGTGAAACCAACCACGAGGCTGCATCGAATGCAGTAACGGCTTGTGAATCGTTTACATAACTCACAGAAACCACAGATAAACAACGCGTGTTTAAGCGCAGATAATTACCGCTAGGTATGTTTGTGCCATTGATTGGGTTTACCATCGCAGGAGAGCCCGTATACGCGTCAAAACCATACTTAGCAGTTCCTTTGCGTATAGAATAGCCGAGGTAATTGCTGCAGGCTTCTATTGCCATAGAGATCAGCCCCGAAATATAGGTGTCATCCGATGACGATGTAACACGCAAATGGCTCTTAGCATCCGCTAAACTTAGGTAGTCGGTTGCAACATTTGCAAAGGCGGTATAACGGCGGCTAATAAACATTATTCTGCGTCTAATTCGGTTTCAGGGTTCACTGGTTTTGCCTTTTTGCTTGGCTTGCTAGGTGAAGTAAGCGCTGGAATTTCAATAGCAACGCCCGCCTCAATTAAAAGCATGGCCTGCTTGGTTTCCAAAATTACTTCTTCGCCTACATTGTAAGACAAATTAAATTGGCCTGTAGGGTTTGCTGTAAATCTCACTTTCATATTGGCCCAGGGGCAGTGCAGTCAAGACCACCCCTAGCACTCGGAACTTTTACGCCCCCGAGCGGGCAGGATATTAGGCTACGATGTCCTTACAAACTGCAAAGGCAGCAGGCTGCAACAAGTTGCAATCTAAGTAAGCATTTAATACAACGTTAGTCAAGCCAGCAGTTGCGCCGCTATAAGGGTCTACTGTCAACTCCATACCACCCCAAGAAGCGATAGCCATTTTAGAGAAATCTCCGAAGATCATGGCAGACAATGTAGAGCTAGAACCTTTAGACAAGTTAGAAGGTACCAAAGTTGAAGTAGCAACTGGGTAGCCGTTCAAATCCATACCACCTGCAGGCCAGATGAAGTTACCTTCAACACCTGAAGTTTGACGTGGAATAGTCTGCAAAGCAGCTTTTACCTTTGGGTTAGTCAAGTAAGCAACACCGTCACCGTTGGCGTTTTCTACGGCTTTCATCAAGTTAACAACATCGGCCCAAACTGGAGCGATACCGTTAGCGTTGGTAGCGTTAGAAGTTGCACCACCTGCGAAAGTTACGTTAACGTTTGCGTTGGCAATAATACCGGTAGGCTCGTTAGATCCACCACCTTTAATGGCAGCAGTTTCCAAAGATTGAGCCATGGCATTCAACAACCAGTTACGCACGTAGGCGTCGATTGAGTTGCTAGATTGCAACATCAACTGGTTAGATACCTGAATGTAAGCAGCCAAACGCTTAGGGCTGAAAGTGATTTTAGAAAACGCAGGGCTCTTTTCAGTAGCAGATCCATTTTCAGTATTCCAACCTGCAGAAGGTACAGTGCTAGCAGTAGGCATATCCAAGTTGCCAACCAATCCGCTCAACTGCTGAACACCCAAACCGCGCAATACAGTCTTAGGCAACAACACGTCGATAATAGAACCTACAGAAGTTTGAACGTTTACACCACCCTCAGAACCAGCAGAACCACCAGTTACAGACATGTCACGTTTAAAAACTTCAGAAGGGATTTTCATAGAGTGAGCGCTAACGCTTACACCGCTACGCTGGTACTCGCTAGAAGCCAAGGCTGAAAACTCACCCTCAACACCTTCACGACGGCCAGAAATAGCCATGTCAATAGCACGCTTAAAGCTGTACTCTTTAGCCATTTCTGACTTTTCTTTTTCTTCTGAACGGCTAGCAGTGTGGCCAGCGGCTTGGGCTGCAAGGTTTTGCAACTTTTCCAAGGTTTCAACCTCAGCTTTGATCGCACCCAAACGGGCTTCGATTTCGCTCAAACGGTTGGTTTCAGTGTCAGCCATAGAACGCGCCTCGCGCTCGATGGTTGTTTGCAAGGTAGACAATTCGCCGAGCAAACGTCCACGCTCTTCTTTTAGGGCTTTGATTTTATTCATGGTTTTAATTTTGTTTTAAAGGTTTTCGTATCTAAGCAGCGCCAATTTCAAAACATCGGCAGCCGCTTGGCTTCTTTTGGCTTCTTCAATTTCACGCTCCTGATCACGCAAGGCCACAACGCTGCGAGCGTCGGCCTCGGTATCTTGGTAGGCGGGATAGGTTACTGGGCTAACATCGTAGAGATCTTCGATAGTTCTAATGCTGCGCTTACCCATTGATCCATATTTTTCGGACTCGCTCCAGCTTTGTTCTTTGATAGTAAAAGCAAACGAGCTTTGCGTAATGTCGCCCCGCATAATGCTGCGCACAACGCTCATGTGTGTAGGGTTGTCGTAATCGGGTACCCAAGTATATTCTAAATTACCATCGCCATTAACAAACACGCTGCAAGTTCCTGCAGTAGTACGACCTAAAATTAGGTCGGCTTCATGGTTGAATAAACAGCGGATGTCGTATTCTTTGCTTAATGCGTTATCGAATGCCCCTTGCTCAATTACCTCTTCAAAATATCCGAGGTCGGTAACTGAGTTAATAACGGCAGCTATGCCGCCTATTACTTTTGGCATTCCTTCGCCTTCGGCTCTGGCTATAACGGTGCCCGTGAATGTGCGCCTTTCTTGTTTCATTAGATTACTTCGGTGTTATTGGTTCCCTCGGGGTTGTTGTTCTTATCGGCTGTGCTCATTAGCTGCGCTATCTTGGCATCCATGTAAGCGTTAATTTGACTGCTTGGCATTAGGTTTGATTCGATTAGGTACTCGTCGCCGCCGTCAAATCCGTTGGCATCTTCAAACATCCGGGCCTCGTTTCTAGAGAGCCAGCCGCCTCGGATGCCCTTGTTATAATAATCTGCTCGCTCGTTGGCGGATGCTCTAAGCAGCGAATTAAAGTTAAATTTAAAGTAATAAGTTAGTTTGTCGTTTTCTGTTAACAGCTTTCTTGCCAATTCCTGCTCGATGTTGATGGCATAAGATGCCAAAGTGCGAGCGTAAAAGTCCTGGTATTCCTGCTCAACGCTAGACTTAATGCCATCCTTTGCACCAATCATAGAAGCGGGCACCCCAAAAATGCGGGCGATTTCTTCTGCAGAAAATTTGCGAGTCTCTAAATACTGCGCCTCCTCAGGTGACAAACTTAACTTTTCCATCTTGATGCCGTTAGGCAGAACAGTGGAACGGCTGGCCCCATCTATTACATCGTCAAGAGATTTCTTTAATGGGGTTGCTTGCTCAGGCTTAATCTGCGCATCGCTTGTTAACAAGAATTTCAAAACGCCGTTTTTATAAACGCCAGCGCTTTGGCTAATTGCTGCTAGATCAATGCCCAAAGTTTCGGCGTGCACCACGATGGGCGACAAACCGACCAGGGGATTATCACCACACAAGCCTTTAAAGTGCAGCATGTCGGAAGCAGGCACCATGCCTGGAATTCCTTTTTGGTTCACCTTGTAGAACAGTTGCCCGTCCTGCATCACTGGTGTAACGTAATCAGGTGCAATCGGGTGCAACTCGATGCCAAGGTAGCGAGCATCCCGGTTAATGAATGCGTAAGCGTTACCCTTTAGCGCCAAGTGGCTAACCATGTATTTGGTGAAATCGTATTTGGTTTGGTAGGCGTTAGGCTCGTTGACCAATGCAGTAGCGTAGTGTACAACAACTTGCTCGCGGTTAGTGCCGTCGTCTTTGTAGAGCTTTAGAGAAAGCCCCGCAATACCGTCCGCAATAACTCTAACGCACGCGTGCACTGACGCAATAGATAAAGCCGTGCGATCGTTAACAGCTTGTCCGCTTTTTGTTTGATATCCAAAAACATTTTGTAACGTATTAATAAGCCAATCGGTTGGCTGCGACAGTGAACTGCGCTTTTCCTTACGTGGCTGCCAGAATCTTAAATTCATCGGGTGCAAATTACAACTAGGTTAAATTTTATGTGTTAACAAATCTTATTTATTCCGTCCTTGGCTTAGCCATCTAGAAAGCGCTGCACGAAATACATCATAGTTTTTATAGCGCCTCACGCCAAACTTGCCAAAATACTTTTCTTCAGTTGCGTTGTAGGCATCCTCGTAGGTCCGATATTTCGGGAGGTTGTTGTAATAAACTTGCATGTAATCGTCTAGAAATTTCATAAGCTAACAAACCAAAAATCTGTATTTTTTTCTTTGGCAGCATCTTGCATGGCCGTGCCTATTGCCATCACTAACGAAACAGGGCCGTCGACTTTGTCGCCGCTTTTTGCTTTGTTGATCTTAATGTTTCCCGCTGGGTCCTGCATAAGCAAAATGTTGCCCATCATCCAACGAGTTACCGGGTTGCCTGCGTGGCGTAGCATGTTATCTTTTACAAGCCGCTCCATCTCTTTGGTGGGTGCAGACATTGAAACAAACCCCTGGCCAAAAGGAAACATGGCAAGCCCTTCGTTTTGCAATTCAATTACAAGCTGCGACGCATTGAATCGGTCGAAGGCTATGTCTTTAATATCGTAACGCTGCGCCAGTTCAATGATGCGGGCTTTTATAAAAGCGTAATCTGTAACGTTGCCCTCGGTTAATTCTATAAAGCCATCGGCTGCCCATTGGCGAATCGATGCCCCGGCTGCGTCCTTGCGTTTGTATGCACTCTCAGCGGGTAGCCAATACCATGTGCGCACTGCGTTAAGGCTTGGGAAGAAAAGCGAGAAAGCGCAAAAGTCGCCGGTGCTTGCTAAGTCTAAGCCGCCGTAGCAAAGCTCGCCCTCTAGATCGTCGTCGCCGTCGCATAGTTTCCAAAGGCTGTCACTTATCCAAGTTTGTGCCGTGTCTGTCCATACGTTTAGTAACTTGGTTTTAAACTCAACCTCTTTATGCACAAACTCCTTAGCCTCAGTTAGCGCCTGCTCTAATTGGCGAGGGTAAACTGAAATCCCCCAGTTAGGATTGGCTTTCGCCCACACAGCCGGATCGGTCCAGTCGTCGCCTTCGTCTAGTGTATAGATCACAGAAAAAAGCGCGTCGTCTTTGATTGCCCCGTTTAAAACATTGGCACAATACTGCCGATGCTTATAACACGGCGCTTCACGATTAAAGCCCGCTGTGGTAATTGTAAACAGAAGCGGCTGCCTGCGTGCGCCCATCGAGTTGCGGATAACGTTATAAAGTTCGTCGTTAGGATGCGCGTGGTATTCGTCGATGCAGCAGAAGTGCGCATTTAGTCCGTCCTGTTTGCCCGGGTTCCATTCCAAAGGTTTGTAAATAGATTGCCCATAAAGAATGCGGCGGTTATTAACAGAGTTGTTAACAGTCAGCGCTTCATTTAGCCAGGGCAGATTTTGACAAACCCGTACAGATTCGCCGAACACCATCATGGCCTGATCTAACTTTGTGGCAGCGCTGTAAACCTGAGCCGCTGGCTCGTCATCCGCAATAAGGCCGTAAAGCATAACGGCGCTGCTGAATGTAGACTTTCCGTTTTTGCGTGGAACTTCAACATAGGCCCGGGTAAAACGACGGCTGCCATCCGCATTAAGAAACCCAAACAGATTCCAAACAATAAACGCCTGCCACCCTTCTAAGATAAAAGGTTTGCCTGCGTAATCGCCCGTCGTGTGTTCTAGGTTCTGTATAAACTGAACGGCGTACTCAGCCAAATCTTCGTTAAATGGCCAGTGCCCGCGGTCGTTCTCATAACGAGCCACAGCGTTGCGCACGTGCTCGCAAGCAACAATGCGCCCGCTACCTATCCCGTCGATATAGTCGGCGACTATTTGCACTGTTGAAAATAGGCCAACGCCTCAAAGGCAAGTTTTTCGTTTCGGTAGTAGAAAGCATCGCCTGGCTTTCCAAACTTATCGCAAACGCTTCCGTTAAGGTAGACCGCAAATTGCTGATCGCGTTGGCGCACTTGGTAAATAACAGGCTCAACGATTTTAACGCTAGCCGTTTCAAAGGCTTTTGTGTTGACGGCCTTTGTAATTGTCTTTTTAGTTGTCATGCTGTTTTGGGTTTTTTAAGTAGATCTAATTTAGTTGCAACCTTTGGAGCTGCTGCGCTAATTCGACTGCGTGCGCTTGGCGTGATTCCGAAAAGCTGCGCGATCTGTGTCGCTTGCTTTAGGCTTTGCCCTTGGATATGGTACCAGGGGTTTGCAACTTTGTCGCCGTGGCGGCTTAAAATTACAACGCCCTCCTTTTTAAGTTTCTCAGTGGCCAAATAATACTGGCGCAATAACGTGCAGTAGCCGTGCAATAGCTCTAAGTCACAACCAGCAAGCAAACCATTTCGCTGCAGTTCCCGGCAAACCGTTGCCCAAATTTCTGAGGTTTCCCCATCGAAGCCATCAGGCGCAGTTGGTATTTGGTCCAACGGCAAAACTTTCATTTCGTTTTCCACCAGCCATCGCTTGTCCTCAGTTCCCTGAAGTTTTTTAATTTCGGTCGGTTTTTTTGGTCTCCCCCTCATTTAATATGCTATTTAATACAAATATACAAGTATTTTGTTAACTTTATTTTCTCACGGGTGTGAAGAAAAC